AACATGGCAGACGCGGCGGCCGTGATCGCCCCGACGATCAAGCCGATGGGATTGCTCATAATCGCCTTTCCGAGTCCGTGAAACGCCATAGACAACAGATTCGTCGCTCCCGTGCTCGCGGTCTGTGCGGCCGTGTTTGCCGCCGTTTCGAGTGTGTTTACGCGCTTTGCCGCGGTGTTTAGCGTCGCTTGCTTGCTGCTTAGACTCTGAACCGCGGTGTTCTTCGCCTTTTCGGCGGTGTTCAATCGCTCCTGCGCTGTGGACAATGCGGTTGTCGCCGCTTCTATTCTCTTCGCGTTGCCGCTCATCATGGCCGCGCCTACCTGCGAACGCTTTGCCGCCACGGCTTCCGCGGCTTTCTTTTCGCGCATCGTAGCGAAGGCGATTTCCTTTTCAGCCGCCTGCACTTCGATTTGGGTCGTCTGAACGAGGGCTTTTTGCTTTTGCAGTTCTGCGTGTACTTCCGTTTGAACGGCCTTCGCGTAGGCCAATGATGAGGTGGAGAGCTTCATCTTTGAGAGTTTGGCCTGCTGCTCCAAAGTCAAGACGCTGCGTAAATGCTGTCCCGTGTTCAAGACAGTTGCCGTATCCGAAACCTTGCGAATCGCGGCCAATGTCACAACCGCGGCCTTATAAGATCCGATTGCCGCAGCAGCGGTGAGCACGACCTTCCCGACCGTCCGCCAATTCTCGATGAGTTTGCCCGTGATGTCGAGCGCCCCCGAGATATTCTCCTCTTGGCTGCGCCCGATCTCGTTCATCATCTGCTCCCACGCGTCCTCGATGTTAGATAGCTGTCCTTTGATCGTCTTCGACTGCTTATCCATCAGACCGCCGAACTTGCTGCCTTCGCCCGTCAACGCCTCGATAGCCTTCTGCACTTCGGGGAAACCGATCTTGCCCTCTTCGACAAGCTTCTTCACCTCGCTCTTATTTTTGCCGAACTGCTTGGCAAGCTCGTCGGCGAGGGGAATACCACGGCCGAGGAACTGATTGAGGTCTTGCGTGTAGAGACGGCCTTGTACCATGGTCGTGCCGTAAAGAAACGCGAGGTCTTTTAGCGGCATAGACAAGCCCGCAGCGATGTCTCCGAGACGGATTAGCGTCTCGTTCACCTTGTCGCCCTCCATTCCGTAGGCGAGGAGCATCTTCGACGCTTCGGCAACCTCGCTCATCTCAAAGGGCGTGGTGGCGGCCGTGTCGATCAGTTGCCCCATCAGCGCATCGGCCTTCGACTTGCTGCCGAGCATCGTTTCAAAAGCCACCTCCAGCTGCTGATATTCGCCGCGAACGAGGGCGAGCTGCGAGACAAAGTCTTTGATCTTGTCGACGGCAAACAAGCCCGCGGCCGTTTGCGCTGCTTTTGCCATAAAGCCGTCCATGCTTTGCAGTTCGGCGTTGGCCGATTCGCCTAAGCTGCGGAACGATTCCCGAGAGCGTTGCAGCCCTTGTTGTAGTGATTCGTCGTTCAGCAGAACGTCAAAATAAAGTCTTCCGGTTTCTTGATCCATAGTTCGTTGTTATATGCCGAGCAGCTCTCGCACTCGTGCTTGATTCGCGGGGTCGCTCGCGTCGATAACCTCATCGTCGTCGCTCTTGTCGTCCTTGTCCGTGTCGTAGGACGGGAGAGCCGCCCCGAGCATTATGAGGTTCGTGTAGCTCAATTCGTAGAGCACGTAGCCGAGCGAGAGGTTAAAACCCTTGACTACTCCTCCGATGATTGCCCAGACGCTGTCGTTTCGCTCTCCACTTTCGTCGGTCTGAGAAGATTTACCCCTTTGAGGAAAGTGGTAAGCGCGAAAAAACTTGCGATCTCCATCTGCTTCAGCGTGTCGGCCACAATCGCTTGCACCTCCTTCGCCGTGCAGTGTTCGAGGATCTCTTCACCGAGGACTTCGCCGCGTGTGCGTTCCTCCGCGCCCTTCATCCCGAGCCAACGCTTGATGCGTGCAAAGGGGGAAACATCGGCTTTCTCCTTCGCCACACGTGCGCCGAGTATCAACGTGGCGGCAAGCAACCCGAGGGGCTTGCACGATGCGGCATAAGCCAAACTCGCGGTGATGAAATCCGCCCCCCCTTCATCGGGCGGAGTGGGTAACGCGGACACGATTTCGGAAACGGTGATCAATGTTGCGAGAGTGGGCGGTTCGACTTCGTACGTCGTGCCGCCCACCTTTATCTTCGTCGGGGTCTGCAATACTGCGGCCGCCACCTTTTGTTCTTGTGTTTTAGACATTTGCGTTTTTTGTCAGTTGTTTAGGGGCGCGAGGTGGAATCGAACCACCTGCACTCGTAGCCCTCACATACCCGAGTGCCCTTCCTTGCGCGCCTGTGCATTTCTCGTGGTTGGGGTTTAGGAGATGACCTCGAGCTTAAAGGCCTTGCCCGTCTTCGGTTTGAGCACCTTTGCTTTGTACTTGTACAGAGCGCCTCCGGCGACACTAAAGCTGACAGTTACAGAGACCTTAGCGCGATCAATTATAAAACCTTTACATCCGGGGTCGTCGGGAGTAAAGCGGAACGCATGTTCGCCTGCGATAACCCCATCTTGGTCTTCAAAGGGGGGATTAACTCCCTTCTTGACAAACATCTCCCATCTGAGTTCGTAGGTGGTGGGGGTTGTCTTACTATCAACGATATAGCCCGTTTCGTCTTGCTCTTCCGTAGTTTCCCCTTCCTTGGGCTCTACGATAAGCGTATCCTTCTTCGGGGGGTCGATTTTTTTCCAAGCTGCAGGAGTTTTCGGCGCTCCGTTTTCAGACTCACAAGTCTCGAACTTTCCGTAGTTCCATGCTAGTACTGCCATAGTTCTGTGTTTTTGTGTGGTTAATGTGTGTGTGTTTAGTCTGTGTCATCGTCTCCGAAGAAGTCGTATTCGAGCCGTACGACGATGAAATGTTCGTGTAGCTCGGGTGCTTCGTCGGTGGCGATCGTCTGTTGTAATCGGAATCGATAGTTCGAGTCGCGCGTTGAGAGTGAATCCACCCATCGTTGTGCGGCGCGTTCTATCTCTTCTGTTCGGGCGCTGTCTTCGGTCAGCACGCCGTTGTCGTACGGGTCAATATCGGGGACGAAAATGTTTATCGTCACAACGCCCCGTTGGATGTCGCCCGTCGTTCCTGCGGTGAAGATCACCACTGCGTCTTCGTGGGGGCTGTCTCTTGGGCGCTGTCCTTCGCGATACACGCCGCCGGTGATCACTTCGGCGATCGGGCTTTTGCGAAGTTTGCGGTAAACGTCCCCTTGTACTTGTCGGGAGGTCTTCGCCATGGTTAGGTTCTTTTGTTCGATGATAGTTTAGCGAGCATCTTCGGCACGAGTTCCGCTGCTTCAAGAGTCGCACTGTCGAGCACGTCGCGTCCGCGGTTGGCAACGTGCACGGCGTAGTCCATACCTGCGACGACGATAAGTGCAACGCCGCTGCTGTATTTCTTCGCGAGTTCCGAAGCAAAGCGTCGGCCGTCGTAGCCGCCGTTTTTCGTTGCGGTCTTCGGGGGTGCGCCTTTCGGGCTGCTTCGGCTTTTCGATTTCGCGGGCTCGAAGTTCGTACTCCAGAGAATCTTTCCGTCGATCACGATCACCGCCCCGACAGAGCTGCGGAGATTTCCCGTTTGGTCAAGATAGCTTCCCTTTCGTCGGGCGGTCGTCACGACGCGAAGTGCTACGTATTTGAGCGTGCGAATGAACGCCTGCTCGTACTTCTGTCGGAACGATTCGAAATAACGCTCGATGGCGTTGTAGTCTGTTCGGTCTACTACCGGCATTTCTTCGTGTTGGTTTAGATCCAAAGGCGGATTTGGCAAACGGCTTCGAGGGGTTCTACACGTTGAACGGAGAAATCCCCGACGCGTCGGCCGTTGCGGTCTGTCAGTCGGACTTGCTCCCCGTCAAAGGGTTGCTCGTCGATGAGCACCGTGTAGGCCGAGGGGGTGAAGTGTTCGCCGTGCGTCGTCCCGAGGGCGTTGTAGTGTACCGCGGTGTATTGGCACGGGATTGCTCCGACGTATTCGCCCGACGACCGCACGGGGTGTCCCGTCTCGGGGTCAATGCCCGATGCCGTCTTTCGTTTCACGGCCAAATGTCCGTTCGGAATGATCATAGACTGTTGCCTTTATATCCGTATTTAGACGACGGCGCGGCGAGATCTCCGAGTTCTTCAAAGATGGCGGCCGCTCGTGCTCGATACGCCTTGCGCTGTTCGTCGCTGAACGTGTAGTTTTGTCCGCCTTGCGAGATGTTCGGGGCGGCGGCGAGCCACGTTAGCACGTCGGCTTCGGCGAGACGATAGGCTGCGCTTCGGAAAACGTCGGTCGTCGCTTCGGCATCACGCGAAAGCCCGCGTCGAATGCACACGCCGTCAAGCGTGGCATTCGGCAGAGGGTACATAGATATTCCCCGAAGGGCTTGTTCTACAGTGTACATCGTTTCGGGCTTTCGTTGTGTTACCAGTTTTTGCTGTCGGTGCGGAGATAAACGTTGCGATACGCCGTGTCGAATACGGGAATTGCGTCGGTTTGTCCGAGCGTTACCTCTGAGTAGGGATCATCCACGCCGTACTTCTTGACTACCGTATGAGCACGCTCCGTGCGGATACCACGGAACTGCGGTTCGGCAAGCACGTCGTACTGTGTAGAACCGAGGATCGGCGTTTCGCAAAGCACGACGCGGTCGTTCTCGAACGGATTGCCCGACGTGAACTTGCCGTCGGAGGACTCTCGGGTGATGTCTTGGTCGATCACGCGCAGCTGCAAACCGTAGAGAAACGCCTGCGAAGAGAGCATATTGTTCACCTGCTCGAGCGACGGAGTTTGAGCCACGCCCACGGCATTGGCTACGAACGACGCGCAAGCCTTGATGACCTGTTCCGAAGAACAAATCTTGTAGAACGTCTCCATGTTCACGAGCGCGTAACGAGGACGCAAATTCTTCTTGCGGGCGGCTTTTACGGCTTCCCTCAAATCGCCGATAACGTCGGCGTTCGCCGCGTTGCCCCAATTCGTGGAAGTCTTCATTTTGAGATCCTCGTCCACATCGTAGTCGAGGTTGAACTCATTCGCCATCGTGGCGTTCGTCGTGGTGTTGAACGCGAGCTTGCCGGCGTTGGACACGAGTTTCAACGCAATGTACTCCAACTCGCTTTGCACGCCGTTGAAGCAGAAGTCCACATCAGCGCCCCAATACTGCACGAGTTGCGCCGCGTCGGGGGATTTGGCGAGAGCGTGCGCCACTTGGTATTCCTTCAACTCCGATCGCGTGAGTTCACGGCTGATCGAGATAAACGGAATGTCGCCCTTCGCACTCTCGAACATCGGGCGGCGCTTGCGCACGGTTGTACTGTTGTCCGAGTGAATGTCGGCGGCCACGTTTTTGCGTCCGAGTTGGTTGCTCATCATACTCCACGTGAAGCCATTGACTTTTTTAGTGGGGAATAGTGTGCCAAAATAAAACGGACGAACGTCGACGCTGTTGACACGAGCCTGCACCATCTGCTGTGTGAGGCCTTGAATCAAAGTATCTGTAATCATCGGATTTTAGATTTAATAGTTGACAATGCACTTGAGGAGCTTTTCCACGTCGGGGTGCAACGTTGCGCCGTGCGTCGTGCCGATCAGCCACGCATCCGTGTCGAGGTTGTCACCTTGCACGACGGGACGATCTGTGCCCGAAAGGGAAAGGGGAATGTGTTTCAATTCCGCGTCGTCGGCCGTCGTTTCGGCCTTCGCTTCGGCGACAACGGACAACACGGGGATTTCTCCGATTGCGGCCGAAAGTGTCAGCGTGTCGGAGTCTTTCTTTGAGGTGTCGATCTTCGTAATCTTCGAAGCCTTGCCGCCCACGTTGAGGAGCAGCACGTCGTCTACCTTGAAGTGGTGGCCTTTCTTTACTTTCACCTCAGTGCCCGACGCTTCTACCTTTGCCGATACGACGGCCTGCTTCACGACGTGGCAAATGCCGTCGTCGGGAGCGCTGAGGGGTGTGCCTTCAAAAAGGAAATCGCCGCCGAGTTCCGAGGTCTTGACCGATACGCCGCCCGAAATGTCGGCTACCTTGTGCACAAAGACGCGAGGCACCGCCTGGTCTTTGCGCCGTTTTACTGTCATACCCATTTTGGTCTAGTTTTTTCTGTGTTCTGTGAGGGTGTGTTTTTGTTAGAACGGCTGATCGTCTTTCGACGCTGTGCCGTCCCGATGCGTGATTGCTTCCAGCTGCGCCTTCGTGAGTTCTTGAGCGCCCTTGCTTTCTCCACCCAAAGGACGGGCAAAGACAAGTCCGCTTTGTTTGAGATTGTCGACGATCCCCCCGACTTCGGTCTTCACGTCTTCAAGCGTCGTTTTGAACTCCTCGTCCGAAAGGCCGTCGAGCTTCATACGGGCGTAGGGCTTTTGCAGATGTTCGGGGAGCTGTTCGACGACGGCCGAGAGTTGTTGTTTTCGGTCGTTCGTGATGCGCTCCGAACTCATCGCCGAGAGTTGCTGTTGCAGTTTCGCGTTCGTCTCGACGATTGCTTTTGCCCATTGCGGCATGTCCTCGGGGACTTTCACGTCGGGCGTATCCGTTGGTTCGTTCGGGTCGGACGGCTCGATCGTCTTTCCGTCCTTCAATCCGTGTTTCCGCTCGTAGTTGGCCACGGCGGTCTTTTGAGCATCGGTCGCGCGGCGGTCGCCTTCGGCATCGATGATTTGCTGAATCGTAACCTCCTCCACAGTGGATTTTACTTCTTCGGCGGTGGTGGCAGTTTTGGCGATTTTCTTCGCCATTCTGTCGAGTACGGATTCGCTGATCCCCTCAAATCGGGTCTTCAGCGCGTCCAAAGCTATTTTGTGCATGCTATTTATAGTTTTTGTGTTTCGACAAAGGTAGTATTTTCTTTTTGATTGGCATATACTTCGGTAAAACACGCCAAATGTAACGTAATTGCACGTATTTGTACGCTTTCGGTACGTTTCCCTCGTTTTAGAGCATTTTTAACGCTGTTAGATGATAAAATGCGGTCAAAAACGGGTAACTTTGCGTACTAACATTTTTCGTATTATGATGAAAAAAGAAGAGCTAATCAAGCAATGTAGGTATTATAAGGGAGAGGAAGAGTGCCCAGACTCGATTGAAAGCGTCGAGCTTGGGATATTGTTTTGGATTGGCGAAAAAGATTTCGTCGAGAATTACGGACAAGATACGGAAGAGCTCCTGCGTCTGATTGAAAATGTCGGGCTGATGAACTTCAAATCAGCATGGGAAAATAAGGCTTCAGATGAGCTTATCGCACATCTATTCTGTTACCTTACGAAATCCCGAGATTGCGGCGACAAGTATGTCATTGAAGGATTTATCAAGAGAACCCTTCCCCTTTATTTCGGTTCGACTTCTATATAAACATACCCATCACGTTCTCGCATACGAAGGAAACGATACCTATTCCGCTGCGAGGAAAGCACTTCGTACTCACTCTTAAAGCGCGACAAGTAACGCAGACTTGTCGCATTTTTTTGTGTCTTCGCAACCAAAACGACCTTTTGGGTTTTAAGCTCATACGGTGTTATCTCGTCGTGATACCCAACTTCGGAAAAGTCCCTCGACGTTTGCTCTCTTGTACTCCAAGACGATGCGCCTAACATGCCTGCCCCTTCTTCACTTATTAGTTTGTCAATGAGGTCACCCAGCTGTTTCTTACTGAGACACATTCCGCGATAGGTGGTTCCGCCATCCCATTTCGGGCTTCTATCGATCCACTCTTCAAGATCTTCGGCTCGTTTCTTGATCTCTTCGTAAGAATGCCCATGTCTTGAAACAAAAGTGTGGTCTAATAATCCGCTTTGGTATCTTCTAATCTCATAATCCCATTGATACGAGAAACCATAAGCAGCGTTGTAGTAGTCGTCTATCTTCCGCTCGTCGGAAACTCCAGTTAGTTCTCTTATCTTCTCTTTCTTAGATTCTACTGTAGACGAATCCGTCTCGGCATGCCCCTTCTGCGGTGTGTTGTTTACCGTCCACGTTTCCGACGAAGATTTAGAGGTTTGTTCCTTCTTCTTCTCGAGTTCCGCGCGCTTCTTTTCCGCAATTTCGATAGCTTCTTTCGCCTTTGCGATGTCCCCCTTCTCTTGCGCCGCCTTTGCGTCTGCGATGGCCTGCTTGAAGATCGGGGACTTCGTTTTGAATGACGAAAGATCATCGAGATGTACGCTCACCTTCTGCCATTCCACCTTTTCGAGCACACCCTCGTATTGGTTCTTGTATGCACTTTCGGCCACCTTCCATGTAGAATATTTCTTCTTGTCAGCAACCCATTTCGCTTCAAACTTCAACACGTCGGCCTGCTCCTCCAGCGACAAGCCCTCAAAGGTCGCGAGCTTCTTTTGCACCGCCGCGTGGGTGTTTTTCAGCTCCTCGAGAGTGAACTCCTTGTGCCACTTATGCGCATCGGGAATCAGGTCGGAGAGTTCGTCTTCGGCCTTCTTCATTTCCTCGATCGCGCTTTGCAACTTCGTCGTCTCCGCTTTGATCTTCGCGATTTGTCCCGATTCGACGGCTTGCGCCAAGCCCGCCGCGTCGATTTCCCCGAAGTCGGCCGCCGTCTTGATCGTTTCGGCCGCCGCGCTCTTCACCTCCGCGTGTTCCTTCGCACGCGCCGCCCAGCGTTGGCGGATCGCGTCCTCTTCCTCTTTCGTACGCTTCGCATGGCGCTCCTCGGCAATTTCGAGGAGCGTCTTTTTCTTCGGCGCAAACGCACCGCCGATGAGCGCATCGTTGTCGCGAACGAAATACGGGAGCGTGCCGCGAGCTTTCGCCGCTTCGAGCCGAGGTTCGTTCTCCTTCGCCCACGCTTTGAACTCGTCGGGCAAATCGTCCACCGCGTTCTCGCTCCCCTCCGTGGGCTCTTCGCCTTGAAGAATGCGGTGCGTGTCCGCGTCGAACTCCTCCTCCGTCTTCAATATCGGCGTGGCGTAACAACGGCAATGCGGATGCCAGCCCGTGAACTTAAACGTCTTCGGATACTTCCCCTTCAGATCGTCGCAAATGTCGTGAAAGCGATGCGGCTTGCCGTCCGCTCCGAGACACGTGTGGTTCTCCGAAAGTTGAATCTCCACCCCGACGACGAAATCAAGATCTTGCATTCGCAGGTGGTCGGCCGTTCGATAGGCGATGTTTACCTCCGTCGCCGTCAAACGCCGCGCGTTCTTGTAGGCCGAGCGATAGACACCGCGCCCCGGATGATAGGCCGCCGCGCGTTGCGAAAGGTGCAGAATGCCGTGCTCGTCGCGCACACGTCGAAACAATGCCGTCGGGTTCTGGAGATAGCGGCGGAGCGTGCGGCTCATCTCAACGGCCGAAATGCCGTCGCGCAAACCGAGATCCAGCCCCATTTCCATTTCCTCCTTGAACTGCTTCGACAAGTTCCACACACGCTCCGAGAGATTCATTCCGCGTTCGCGGCGCGCGAGAAAGGCTTCGCACGCACCGGCATTCGTGGCGAAGTATCGGCGGCGCGTCGTACCGTCGAGATGCTCCACCGCCGAGCCGAGAACTGAACGTGCGAGTGCATCGTTTTTCTCGTTCGCCAAATCCCACTCCAAGCGCACGCCGTCGAAGATCGTAGTCTCCACGGCGTTGTTGAGTTCCGCCACCAGCTTGTTGGCGCGGTTACGCAGGTAGGGGTATTTGTCGAACGTGAAAACGTCGTCGGCCGAAAAGCCCTCGACGCTCTCCGACAAGTGCGCCACACGCGCGGCGGCCTCTTGAAAGAGTTTGTCGATGCGCTTTTCCAACCGCAGGAGATTGCGGAGGTGCTTTTGCTCGTACGTTAGTTTCTTCGGCATGGTTTCGCGTTGTTAGAATCCCGACTCGGGGTGGAACACGTCGACGGCATTCTCGTCGGCAATTTCCTTCATCGTTTGGTCTACGTCCTTACTGTGTCCGTAGAGTTCCACGCTCTCGCGCTGTGAGATGATCGCCTTGCCCCCGTTGGCGGCCACGAGGTTCTTGATCGTGTCGGCTTCGTCCGTGATGGCAAAGGGCGTGATGAGATGTTCGACGGCCAAAGCATCGACGGCCTCCGCATAGCCCGAACCGAGGATCACACGGGCAAAGGCCTTAATCACGTTCATTTCGCGGTCGAAGAACTCTTGCAAACGGCCGCTCTCGTCTTTCACCTTCAAATGTGCGTCGATGAACATTTGCTTGCGGCTCTCGCCCGAGATGGCCTGTTGACTGATCTTCTCGTAGCTCCAATCGGGAAGTTGCAACTGGGTGAAGAAGAGCGAGCGGAGTTGCTCGATGTAGAACTTGAGATTTTCGACCGGCTGCGTCCAGGTGATGTATTGCGCCGTGCTGTCCTTCGGGAATTGCAGCACACCGAGCGCGTCACTGCTTGCCCCCCGACGGCCGTCCGCGTCTTTCCCGTAGTCGATCATCTCGTCGGAGAACACCCCGAAGAGCGGTTTTGAGTTCTTGCGCAGATAGTTACCGTTGCGCGACAGCGCCCACTCGATTTCGTAGATCGTGTTTGACGTGTCCTCCCATATCGGCGAGGGGCGGTGCATATAGATGGCCGGTATCTTGCCGAGGGTGATGCGCTCGTCGCTCTCCACCGCCCATTCGCCCGACGAGTTGCTCCAGCGAATGTGTCGGTCGGCCGTGAACGTCTCGAAATACTGCACATTCTCGCGCCCCTTCCTTCGGGTGAAAGCCACGCTCATTGCCGCCATGTCGCCGTATTCGTCAAAGTAAGGGAAGAGCCGATCGCCCAACGAGGGGGCGAAATTCTTTGCCCGCAGTTTGATCGGGCTTCTTACCCCATAGGCCGTGTTGGGGTCTTCGATGGCATACCACAGCGTGAGCACCTCGCAGCAGGAGAAGAGGAGATTACAGCGTTCGATGTTCAAAGAGTCGATGCGGTTGCGCTCGTATACCGATTCGATGAACGTCGCCACCTCCTTCTCCTTGTCGTTCGTCGGCTTGTACACACGTTTTACGGGAATGCCGCACACCAATTCGGCCATACGGCGAACGGCAAGCCGTTGGAAGTCGAGTGTAATGCGCGTAACGGGCTGCACGCCGTGTTCCGTCATGATGTCGGGATAAAGCCTTTTGTCGGCCACGGGGTGAAGGTTCGGGTCGTAGGCACTGACCAGCCCGAGAGGGCCGCTCCATGGCGGAATGTTGAGTTGCTTTTCACTCAGAGCGGCGATTTTTTCGTCTTCTGTCATCGAAGAGTCGAGGATTTCGCGAATATCCATAGCTTCTGTGTTTGAAATCTTGGGATCTTTCGGACGAAACGCCCCAACTTTTGAGCGAAACGTCCCTTGTTTTTGATCAAAATGCGCGGCCGCGAGCGGAATCGAACCGCTTCGGGATGCGTCGCCCCTTCCGAGCAAATGCCGGTGCACGGCTTTCCGCGGCCTTTTGCCCACTCGCGTCTCCCGACGAAAGAGGGCTTCACTATATAAACTATGCTGTTTTTTTAGAATACCATGCGCGCAATGCTCTCGCGGTCGATTGCGCGGCTTGAGTGGCCGAGGTGATGCCCGATGGCGTAGCACAACACGTCCACATATTCGTCGTGCGGCTTCGAGGGAAAACCGCAAACCTCCTCGATGAAGCCCTCCGTCCACACGCCATCGACGAGAATAACGCGGCCGCACTCCACAATCGGCGAAACGGCGTTCAAGCGCGTTTCTTTACTGTCCTTCGGGGTCGGGGTTTTCGTCACGTTCAAATCTGTAGACTCTTTCAACTGATCGATGACCGAAAGGCCGTTTGCCTTCGGCTCGATGCGAATCGAACTGCGCGACGTGTAGCCGTGCGTCTCCACATAAGAGGGGATAAAGCGCAGGAGGTCGGGAAACTTCATGTGCATCTTTTGGCCGTGGGTGATGTAGAGGTCGTTGCCCACTTTGCAGGTAGCGATAATGCCCGACGGGTCGTTCGTCGTCTTGTCCGTGTAGGCCGTGTCGATGAAGAACACAGGGGCGGCTTTCTTCGCAATGCGCGCAAAATCGGCTTGCGAGATCGCGCCAAACCATTCGCGCTTGATGATGTTGCCGCCTTCGACCGAGGGGCGCTGCTGATCGAGCGCGGCGAAAGTGCGTGGAGAGCGTTTTTCAGCTTCGCGCAGACGCTCGGCACTGTGCTTCTCCTCCCACAAGGCCTCGCCGATTTCTCGCGGGTCGTCGGCGAAGTCCATATCTTCGCGAATGGCGGGAATGCGGATCACCGTCCACTTCTCGGGCTCTGTGCGCAGCAAACGCCCGGCGAGGTCGTCTTCGTGCCAGCGCGTCATAATCAGACACTGCTTCGAGTTGTTGTGCAGACGAGTGAGAAAAACGTCGGTGTACCACTCCCACACGCGATCGCGATACGTCTGCGACGCGGCTTCGAGTGCGTCTTTCACGGGGTCGTCGATGATGCCGAGATCGACGGGTGTACCCGTCAAACCACCGCCCACGCCGACGGCGCGATAAAAGCCCCCGTGCCCGACGGTCTCGAAGATGTCGATGTTGCGCAGATAGCCGCGCTTTGCGTCGGTCGATACGTTCGGCGAATTGAGAAACGTGGCGGGGAACACCTCTTTGTATTCGAGGCTGTCGATCGTGCGCTGTATGGAACGCGAAAAGCCTTGTGCGAGATTTGCCGCATAGGACACGCCGACGATTTTCAGCTTCGGATTGTAGCCCAAAGCCCACGCCGGGAACTTGCGAGATACGATCTCCGACTTCCCATGCTGAGGCGGAACGAAGACCATAAGGCGGTCGGTCGGGAGTCTTCCGAGCAGGAGATCTTGGCATTTCTCGGCGATGAGCGTGTGAAACCATTGTCGCGAGTAGTTCGGATCGGTGTAGTCTAGGAAATGGGGGAAAGACACCACAGCCTTTCGCCGCAGGACTTCGCGCTCGAGATTGTGTAGTCTTTCTTCATTCATTTTATCGCTCGAGTTTGAGTGCGGCGATTTCGGCTTCGAGTTCCTCGGTGCTCATCTCGCACGGTGGGCGATGCACGGTGACTTCGCCTTTTACTTGTCGCGCTTCGGGGGCGTACAAGCCGAGGAGTTTTCGGCGTTCGATGAGCTGCTGTCGAATTTCGGCGATGTAGGCAGGGTTTCCGAGCCCTCCGACGTTGGTTCGGCTTTCTGAAACGGCGTCGGTTTCGATGCCCGAACCTCCCTTCCCTTTGATTCGTCCGCTTCGTGTGGTAGTGGTCTTTTGTGCTTCTTCTTTCGACTTGTCCCACTGTTCCCAGAGTTCGGCCGTGGTGTCGTCGATGCGTTCGAGTTCGAGTTGCAGTGCTTGGTCGATGTTTTCGATACGGCTTTCTCTCCACTCTTTGAGCAGCGTCTGCACGTCGTTGTATGTAGTCGATACGGCGAGCTTCGGAATGTTGAGTCGTCGTTTCACCTCTTCGGTTATTTTTCGCAGGCTGTATCCTCGTTTGTATAGTTCTGCAATGATGTCGAGCCGTGCGGTTTTAAGTTGCCGTCTTCGGCGGTCTTGGGGTAAGCTCATAGTCGTGATTTATAGTTCTGTGTTGTGTTCCGACAAAGATACAAAAAAAACTTTCATCTGTGACACTCAGTGTCAATTTGGTGTACAAACGCGCAAAGCGTTGCCCCCGAAATGAGGGGCAAACGCTTGCTAAACTGATACTCTCGCCTTGATGTGTGGGTGGGGATTGTAGCCCTCGAGCGTAATGTCCTCGTAGCGGAAGTCGTACAAACTGCGCACTTCGGGGTTGAGTCGCAACGTGGGGCGAAAACGCGGTGTGCGGTGGCGCTGTAAGTTCGCTTGCTCGATGTGGTCGACGTAGAGATGCGCGTCGCCGATCGATATAATGAGATCGCCGACTTCGAGGTCGCAAACCTGCGCCACCATGTGCGTGAGGAGCGCGTAGGAGGCAATGTTGAAAGGCAAGCCGAGGAACACGTCGGCACTTCGCTGGTAGAGATGCAACGAGAGACGGCCTTCCGATACGTAGAACTGAAAGAGAAGGTGGCACGGCGGAAGTGCCATTCTGTCCAACGATTCGACGTTCCACGCGCTGACTACGAGTCGGCGGCTGTCGGGGTTCGTCTTGATCTCGCGCACAACGCGGTCGAGTTGGTCAATGTGCCCACCGTATGAAGTAGGCCACTTGCGCCACTGATAGCCGTAAATTTCGCCGAGTCTTCCGTACTCGTCCGCCCATTCATCCCAAATGTGCACGCCGTGCTCGTGTAGGTAATCGATGTACGTGTCTCCGCGAATGAACCACAGCAACTCGTAGACAATGCTTTTGAAGTGTAGCTTCTTCGTGGTGAGCAAGGGGAATCCGTTTGCGAGATTGAACCGCATTTGGTAGCCGAACACGGAGCGCGTCCCCGTTCCCGTTCGGTCGTCTTTGTGCACGCCGTTCTTGACGATGTGGTCGAGTAGGTCAATGTATTGTTTCATGTAACCGTGATGTAACTGTGAGAGTCCCCGCGAACACGAATTTGCCGCATTCGCGGGGCTCTTCTATGTAACTACGATGTAACTGCGTTCCTATCGCTTATCGCCGTCCCCGATAATCACGCCGCGGTTTTGTCGGTCGGCGAGTTTGCCAAGATTGCGACGCATCACTTCTTCAAGGCTGAAGCCGAGACGGTGCGCCATCATTGCAACGAACCAAAGCACGTCCCCGAGTTCGTCCGCGATGTCGCCGGTGAGACGGAACGCATCGCCGCGAAAGCTCACGATCTCGTTGTTGTTGATTACGATGTCGCCGCGGCGCACGGCCTTTGCTATCTTGTCCGCCACTTCTCCGGCCTCAGCCATCAGCCCAAAACCGAGATAGGCGATGTTCTCTGCCGCGTGGCCGGCAATGGTGCGGTGGGCTTGTTGTTCGTATTCTGTTGCTGTCATTGTTTGGGAGTTTGATGGATAAGTTCGTATTCGAAATCTGGAGCAAAGAACAGGAGACCAATATACGCGCCGTCTATGCAGAAAGACGCCGTTTCATTGTTGTATTGAACAATGCCGCCGGGCGTTTTGGAGTAGCCAGTTAATATGCGCACCTCGTCGCCGGTGTAGATCTCTTCGCCGTCCACAGTCTTCACATTGATGTATTGCGCGACCGAATCGGGGTGCACTTCAATGCAGCGCGGTGATGCGTCGGCGTGGCGCGTGTCGGGTTGGACGATGTAGGACGCGGTGGCGTACTGCAACACGCCGCCGTAAACGATTGAGCCGTCGGCGATAGAGCGGCCGCGGAATTTGATTACTTGCATAGGGATGTTTTTACGATTCTGTCTCTTTGAAGCCTTCGGACTTCTTCTTTTCTTCATTAAAAAGACGAGGATTGTCGTGGATGTTGCCAATAACTACACCTTCTCCTCCAGCAAACAAGTCTCCCAAGAAGTCTACGAAGGAATATTTTGAGCGGTATTGTATTTGTCCTGGCCAGCGAAGGCGAAAGGACAAGGTGTTGGTATCCCAAACCGCCATGCAAATACTGCTGGGGAAACATCTAAATAGTCGACACTCAATTATATCCCCTTCCCAGACTTCGTGGGAACCATCGCTCGATTTCCAAACGAGCTGCCCTATGGTTTCGGGGATAACCACGAATGCCCTTTCATCAATATCAACTTCCCGCTCTCTGATAACATAGAATTCTTTATTCTTGAGCCAAGAGGGACCAGTATCATCTATGTAATGGCATAAATTGCCATAGCGCCAATTCCCGTGGTAGTCACGACCTCTAAACAAAATATCTCTCATTTCTATTGAAGATTACTTGATGTTGAACGGAAAGAACCACGTGCGCAGACGCTGCCAGAAGTTCGCGGACTTCTGCGCGGGCGTGTCTTCGGGAGCGATGGAAATGTGCGCGTCGGGTTCCGTGGCTCGGAGTTGAGGGGCGAGACACAAGCGCACGCCGCTCGTTACAATTTCGGTGAGATGCTCATCGCAGCCCAATACGGCATACTGCACGCCGTTTTCGGGCGAATAGGTGAAGAGCGCCACGGCGCGCTCGGCGCTTTGGGCTCGTTTCCACTTGCGGGCGAGAGCGTGCAAGCGTTCGGCGGTGAGGTGCTGAGCCGGTTTCGGGGTTTTCTTTTTGTGTGTCATACTTTTTGTTGGAGATTATCGCGCTGAAAACAGCGCATTGCTTGTCTATTTTTTTAGGAACTCTTCGATGTCCTTTCTATCAAACAAGAACGTGCAGGGAAGGCTGTGCTTGTATGGTATGCTCTTGAACCTTATCGCGTCGTGTAATTCTTCTTTTGAGATCGCATACTCGTCCAAAACCTCGTCCCACGTCAAACGCCGCCCATTGGCGCCACTGAACATGTCTCCGAGATTAAAGGGCAAAAACAGATGCCATTTGTTCAACTTCTCTCTGGAAAATCGGAACTCTTCGCCGGGCAATCGTGGTTCTACAGGCAGCCCCTGCTTCTCGATCAGGTAAAACACTTCTGATACACTACGGTGATATAAATTCATCACGTCTTCGAAAGTCATTTCTTCTTTCATTGGTTTCTGTTTTTAAGTTGAAACTCTTCGGGGTGAGTGGCGATATACTCCCGCGCTTTATCCTCATCGCCCCCGAAGCGCTCGGCGGCTAGCGTCGCAAGCATTTGTTTGTAGGCTTCGCGGCTGACGGCATATTTGCGGCGGCGCTCGTCTTCCGCGGCGCGTTCCATTCGTTCGCGCTCCCTTTCGTATCGCTCTATCTCTCGGCGGCGGTCTTCGAGGAATTGGCGTATCCTTGCCGTGATATTCTCACCGCGCACGCTGTTGTATCCTACTATGCCGTAGATGCCTGCGGCAAGACGCGAGAAGAAGAGCATCACTTCGTCGAGGTTCAGCGAAGGATAAGCCGAATAAATCACGAGTGCGAGGTTTTGAATGTCGGCTGCTCTTAGTTGGTCGGCCGTCGAAAGCGTCTTTACATACTCGTGAATCTGTTTGCAGAGCCACGCCACGGCAAACTCGTCGTCACATTCGCGGCCTACTCGCGCTAATGTCGGAGCGTTTCCCATATAGCATTGCAACGGCCGCGCTGCGAACAGCGACTGAATGAAGGAGGGGTATTTTTTCGTGATGTATTCGCGCGCTTTAGCCGTTGCCGCAGGTAAGGCGCTCGAGCATGTCGTCGAAATATTCGCCACGTTGGCGTTGCCGTTCCCTATTATCGTCGACAGATTTTGCGGTTGTGCCATAGGTTGTCAAACTTGATGATTTCGGGGCTCGGTTGTCGTAATTCCCCTCCAACACTCGGGGGAACATCTTCGGGGCAAAGATCCAATCGAAACTTGCTACGAAGGCCTTATCCCCGCTGCCGTTGAGAAAATCTGATTTTGCGGCCTTTCTCACCGCTTCTGCGAGATCTTCCTTGCTGTACTCGCGAAGGCGTGCAAATAGCGTCGTGGCTCGCTTGCTGTCCCGAGTGATGGTTCTTATGCGCGGTATCTGCGCGCCATGCTCGTCCATTGTCTGGTTGAAGAATCGGGCGAAGGCTTCGAGGTCTAAATCCCCCTTCTTTGATTTTCCGTTTTTCTCCTCTCCTCCCGACGACTGCGCGTCCGATTTCGGACGTACTACTTCTACGATAGGAGAAGTAGTATTATCTTCTTTCCTTTTCTTTACTTTACTTTGTGGCGTTGTTTCTGCAATAACTTGGGTTTTCGCTGCAAAAACCCCAGTTTCTTCTGCAAAAACCTCTTTTTCGGTTGTATTAACGCTGTTTTCGGGCGTGGATACTTCGGGGGCTGTCCGATTGTCTGGAACTAATCGGATGTTCTTTTCGATGTCCTCTACCTTCTTGCGCTTGGCCTCCAGCCATCGGACTTGTATGCTTGCCGATGTCAGCATCCGGAACGAGTTAAGAACCCCCTCATCGAAGAGAGAACGCCTAACCAACCCCTTTACGATTTCTGAAATCCTCGATGAAACGCCGAAGGCACCTATACGCTTTGCGAATAATAGACACTCATCGGAACCCCACGGGATTGCGTACCCTTGCGAGTAGATGAACTCGAGAAGTTTGAAGTACACGGCATACGCTTCTAATCCGAACTCCGCTTCGACGAGTGCGAGCGCGGTATCTTGATCGGTGTGCGTGTCGTGTGGAAAGTAGTCCAGCCCTTTTTTGGTCGGGCGTGCCATGACTATGTGTTCATTGTGTGGTTTGGTGGTGTAGGTAGGATTTGACGAGCTTCTCAAATTCTAAGAAGTCGCGGATCACTTCATATCTGTATCCGTATCGCTCCACCTGCTGCTGCCATTCCTTTTGCGAGGGGCTTTGCCGACCCTTCGGGGTCTTCATCTCAATGCAAAGCGCGTGGTGCTTGTCAGAGGGGAGGAAAAGAATGAGATCCGAGACTCCTGCGACCACGCCCTCGGCTTTCAGACGTGCCCCCGTCACTGGGTCTCTTCGTCCGCCGTTCGGAACGGCAAAGAGGAGCGAGGAGAGTTGCGGGTATTGGTATCTGAACCAACGGACGCAGGCGCATTGGAGTCGGTGTTCGGGATCTTGCATTAAGCGTCGGGCGTTTCTTCGTTCGTGTCTTTGATGAACTCGACAATCGGCGTTTCAACGACCGAAAGGAGTACGGGCTTGTGCATTGACTTGTCGAACTTTTCAAAGAGTAAGGCCGTTGCGTCGGTCAGCTTCTCGGCGGCCACGAGCGCGGCTTCTTTCTTGTCGATTTCGAGACCTACGCTATTCAGAGAAGTGATCGTGTAGACGATTTTGTAGTACTTCAATTCGGGGGCGTCGCACTCGTCGGTGATCAGTTCGTTGAACTTTCGGCCGACTACGTCCGTAACGACTACCAGCGCGGCGGTGTTCTCATATTCGGCTTTCACCAACTGCTCGGCGCGTGTGCAGCTGTCAGCCTGCACGAGGTAGGAGAAACGATTTCCGACCTTCTGGCCTTCTTCATTGACCTTTTCGACGTTGGTCTTACATTCGTAGTATTTCATTGTAGTGTTTCGTTTTGTGGTTCGGGGATTTCGATATTGAGATATTGGTCGGCGTAGTTGCGCAGGCGGTCGATGTAGGTTTCAAATTCTTGTGTCGTCATCGCGGCCGTCGAGTTGGGGAGTGTCACGACTTCGCCCGTTTTGTAGTTGACGATGTGTTCGCCGGCTACGTGCTGTTTGAAAAATTGATGAACTTGTTCGCAGTTCGTGAACTCCCATCCCGCCTGCTGCAAGCCCGTTAAGAGTATCGGGTAAACAATGCCCCAGAGAAATTTGTTTTGCGGTGTTGTCCTTCGGCGTTGCTTTCGCTGCACCGTGCAAACGTATTCCCCGACGGGCGAGGTTTCGAGAAAGAGCCGCAGTGGAACAAAGTTTTGTTCGTCGTGGCGGTTGTATTGAGTTAATTCGAAGGTATATCTGAACATTGGGGAATTTATACTATGCCTCAAGCGTAATTTCCAATCCGGGCTGTGCGAGGTATGTTGCTATTCCCGTCTTAGATTCCACGAGACGCTTAAATTCTTTGGGGTCGGAATTATTGTCAGATAGGTGCAATAGTACAATCTCTTTTACCTTCGACAAATCCTGTTTGCGTATGGTGTGAAGCGTTGTGGCGATTTCCATGTGCGACGTTAGAAGACGTGATCGCATAGAAGATGGAACTTTGCCCGTGAGAATGTTTTCTTCAAGAACTTTGTCGGAGTAGTTCGCTTCGATGAGTACGTGATCGAGACCTTGAATTTTATATGGAAAGGAAACACTGTCTGTGAGAAAGAGAAGTTTTCCCATTCCTGGATGACGAATTACAAAAGACTCGCAAGGCACATCGTGAAAAGCTTCCAATGTGAGTACCTCAAACTCTCCTCCTACGAGCATCCATTGTCGACGGGATGTTTCAACCAATAGTGGCTGCACATCTAAGTCTTGAGAATTGATCACGTTCGATGAGCAATGCACCGTTACACCGGCGCGTGCCATGTCTGCCAGCCCTTTTGCGTGGTCTCCGTGCCGATGACTTACCACACATCCTACAATCCGTGAAAGATTGAAGGCTAAAGCTCGTTTGATTTCGAGAAACGCGATACCGGCCTCAACAATCAAGGTGCTGCCATCGTTCGCGGTGAGTAGATAACAGTTTCCTTTGGAGGACGATCCTAAAACTTGTAGTTTCATAGCCGAATAGATTAGTAATCGGGGGTTTCGTCCTCATCTACTCCCGTAGTGGCGGCTGGAGAATAACTGTTGTGCGGTTCATCTTTTACTTCTACGTAGCTGTCTGCGTCAAGATCAATCGCCGTATCGGGTGAAGTAACCATCGCTTCTCGAGTAGCTTGTGCAGACGATTCCGCCGAAGATTCGTTGATCATCGCATCCTGCATCTCGATTGATAGATAACCGTATTTTGAAAGGAGACGTCGGATAACGGTTTTCAATGCCATGGTTTCAAAATTACCTTCCCAGCCCGTTCCTTTCCCGGTAGAAGTCTCTTGTGCTTTTTCGATAAGCTGTTCAACCGTTGTGTCACGACGTACGGAAGGCGAAAAACGTTTGGCGTAGGCGGCCACTTCATCGACACTCATGTAGAGTGTTTTGCTGAAACCATTGAGAAGTTCAAAGTGGGCGAAGTAGCCGATCACTCGTTCAGACGTCTTTTCGCCGTCGAACTTGATTTCACCGGTCAGTTTATTTACCCCTCGGAGTTCGCCTTCATAGACTACGTCCGCGTTGATTGTTCGGTATTGCCCCGTGCGCATCGCCATTTGAATGTAGCCTTTGTAGCCTACAACAAAAGTTGGAGTGGGGATCTTTACCCATTGCCCGTTGTTGTCTCGTTTGGAGTTGTTATAAACAACGATATAGGAGAAGCCCAGCGCCTTGTTGATGGGCAATTTGAGAACTGCTGCTTTGAGTGCTTCTTGTATCACCAAACGCGGTTCACAAGTTTGTAAGGCTTGGTCTCCTGTATACACATCGATGATCGATGCCGTGAACGCATCTTTGTTTTCTTTGAGTGCGTTGTAAAATTGTTTCTGCACGCTGTCTGCTTCAAGCATCGTGCGTAATACTGCGACTTGGGTTGCCATTGTTTCTGGTTTATTGGTTATTGCTTGGTGTTGTCGTCTTGTAGAGTGACAGTGAAATCTTCCGTTGTTACTCTCATCTCTATTGTTTGTGAGGGAATGCGCAAAAGATTGTTCACACTTTCTGCGTTGTCAATGAAGACGGGGGCTTGCACTTTGTAGTGTTCGCATAGGGTGCGAATGATGTCTAATCCTGCGTTGATTCGCGCTGCGCTGTTAAGCGTCGAGTTATAGGCGACTCCATTAACCGTAGCCTTGCACGTTTCTTTGGGCGTTCCGTCAATCAGATAGTCGAAAAGGCGGAACTTGACAATGCGGAACTTCTCGTTGATCTTTCGTTCTGCAGTGGTGGCAAAGGCGCGCATGTACGTTGACAGCATATCCTCCTTATGCTCGATTTCTGCGTATTGCTGTGAAAGGTCTGATAACTCGGAACGCAACTCTTTGATGCGCTGATTCGTTTTCTCTACGCGTTCAAAGACGGAGAGCGATTCGAGCAACTCTTTCTGTTCACTACGCAGTTCCTCCAATCGTCGGTTGATACTTTCGTTGCCCTCCGGTTGTTCCGTCTCGGGAAGCGCTTCAATGAGGAAGCGGAGTTCAGAAATTTCCATGTTGCCTTCGACGGCCTTTGCTATAGCGTCTTCCAACGGCGTGTCCGTTCGCTCTTTTGTCCTCAGAGACAAAACCTCGGCATTGATTTCAATTATTCGCTCTTTTGCCTTGCGGGATTCTTCAAGGCGACGCTCCAAATCTTCGCGTCGTCCCTTCAAATCTTTCCCCTTCTTTTGGTTTTCTTCCAAACGCTTGGCTTTGTCGATGTTGAACTTCTCCAGCAGTTCCACACGCTTTACTTCAATTTGGTGTGGTTCAAACGGTCTGTCGCAACACGGGCATCTAAAGTCCTCGGCCGTCGCATTAAAAGTTTCGGCCTTAATGGATCTCCACTCTTCTATCAGTCTTTCTCGTTCTTTGGAAGAACTTTCGATTTGAGCTTCTATCTCTGCCACGAGCTTGGCGATAGGCTCTATTTGGGAGAACTCCGCATTTAGTTTGCCAACAGCCGCCGCTCTTTCCTTCGCTGCTTGATTGTACTCCGTTGTGACCTGCGCTCTGATTTGTGCGAGAAGCGTTTCCAATTTTGCGGAAAGGCGTCTACGCTCTTCCGATTCGGGACTGCTGCCCTGCCCTCGCAAGAGTTTCCCTTGTTCCGATTCGTTCCTATCCAACATGGCGCGAACCTCTTTTTCGTCCTTGTCGATTTCTGGGAGCGAGCGCTTCAGTTCGTCAATACGCGTCGGTATGCTGTCGATAGGCGCTTTCAATGCTTTCTTTTTCGCGAGAATTGAAGAGCGCGCCGCATCAAGGTTTTCGTCTTTGAACGCTTCGAAGACCTGCTCCGCATTGTTTGCCGGTGCAATGGTGTTGAGTTCTTCTCTGACATCTTCGGGTGAGAGGTCTACAATCGAGAAAAGAAGTTTGCGTTGCTCTTCCCATTTCTGCTCGGCGAAGTGTCCCGGGGCAGTAATCGAACGGAAAATGGACTCGGGGCAAAGCTCATCGATTGCTTTCTTCCAAGCGCTTGCGGTCAATGGCTGTTCGTTCATGCGAAACTCTTCGGTGTGCCCGGCAAGAGTTGGCTCAACAGCGCCACGTGCCTTTTTCCACTTCTCTTTGTATGTTCTTTCCAACAGAACCGTATGTCCGTCGACGTCGATACTCGCTTTTACTTGTACGTCCTTGTGTTTGACTTCGTCCCCGTTAGCGTCCAACGGTTTCAAATCAAACTTGCTGTTCCCGTCGTGGTCTTTTCCAAAGAGCAGCCATGTAAACGCATCGAAAATAGAAGTCTTACCGGTGCCGTTCCTTCCGGAGATGACTGTGTGAGAGCCAAAGTCAACAGACAAAGATTCTATACCCTTGAAGTTACTGAGGGTAAGATTTTGCAGTTTGATAAGTGACATATTCTATTTGTTTTTATGGGTGATGGTTTTTAGTTTCCGGTGTCGCAGGGCTTCAAACTCTCGCATCACGTCTTTGTGGTCTTTGCGTTCGCGTATCGCGATGCGGAAAAGCAGTGCGTTGAAGTTGGCGAGGTGGGCAAGGAGGGCGGAAAATTCGCCGTTTGTCATTTATATGTAGTATATGGGTTGTGGGCAGCAGCGGTCGGAGTAGTCGTTTATCTGCTCGGCGCGAAGACAGCGGCTCTCTTCCTCGAATGCTTCCCGTGCGATCAGTGCTTCTGTGGCTCTTTCGTGCAGGCCGACCAAATAGCGGTAGAGTTTCATCGCTTCGTCATGGCCGGCAAAGAGCCGCCCTTCGTCGAGTGCTTCGTTCTCGTCGTCCGTATCGCCGTAGAGAAGGAACGGATCGCGGTCAAGTTCCGCAGGGGGCGTGTGCAGCGCGTCCTCGATGTCCTCCTCGAGTATTTCGATTACTGCTGAGATTTCGTCCGAGGTACCGTATTTAATATCGTCTTCCACAAGTTTGTCGCGGTCGTATTCGAAATGCATGGTGTGTGGTTTTATGAGGTTATCGGCCGAGTTTCTCTACTTCGGGGGGCAGCGGTTGAACATACACCGACGCTCCGACGAAAGCCTCTTCGGCCGTTCTGACGATTCGCTCGATGGTGTCCTTTGCCGTTCCCGCCGGTACGCGGAAGTAAATGCGCGCCGAGCCGTCGTGTTTCTGAATGCTCGATCGAATGAACCACGCGTGCCGGTCGGTGCTGAAACGTTTGATGAACGCCGTGCGCGCTGCAAGGTTCGGCGCGGGAACTACGACAAGAGCGTGCGTGAGTGATTTTTTTTGAGCGGCTGCGTCTGGGAATATCATAGTGCGGAGTTTTTATCGGCGTGTAGGGCGAACAAGCGCTTCGCCAGTTTTACGTCGGTGACAATCTTTCGCCCTCTTTGCTTCACCGCGGGGGCGAGAAACGTCTGTTTATATTTCAAGGCTGTAATCTTTGAGCACCCGAACAGATCGGCGATACCCTGCAGCCCGAACACCTGCTCACTCGCTTCCTCCTCTCGTCGGTCGCGTGCTTCGAGGGCTTTCTCCACGGCGTTCTTCACGAGGGCTTCCAAATCTTTGGGGCTTACGATGATGACGGGTTCCATATCGGGGTGAGTTTTATAATCGTGTTATCGTTATCCAGCGTTTCGTGTTGTCGACGCTGGCGAATACCGGGAGGTCTTCGAAGATGCGCAAAAAATTGACGGATGCTCGTGCGCTCTCGGTGGCTTTGGGGGTGGGGAGGATAAAACGGATCGTCCTCCCTTTGCCGACGCTGCGAATGACGTCGCGGCTGATCTTTTCAAGCTCCACGCACTCGTCGGGATTGGCGAATGCTTGTGCGAGCTTCTTTTTGTCTACTTTCTTCATTCACTTTCACATGTTAGTGACCACGGGCGGATTCGAACCGCCGAGGGAGAGTGAGAATTGAACGAGTTGCCTACCTATTTACAAGATGTGCCGCTCTCCCTTTCCGTGTGAAAATGCAACGCTTTGCACTCTCCGTGGCCGTGTGGCTGTGTCTACTCTCACGAGCGGGCAACAGCCGGAGGTAATTATGGATAATAAAACTTGTGGCACGTCGGGGAATCGAACCCCGAGGCGAAGGTGGAACTGGCAGCATACGACATCGCCAACCTTTCGTGCCGTGTCCGCGTGCGTTGTCACAACGTGGCGCGGGAAAATTCAACTCTGATTCTAATGAACAAAAAATCGCGGCGAGCGGTGGAGTCGAACCACCAAGGGCAGAAATGAAAGTCAGTCAAAAGTAACCGCCTACACAACCGGTGCTCGCCATTCCCGCGCGGCATCATCGCGACGTGACGCGGGGAAGCATTCAAATGGTGAGATGAAAAAAACGTGTGGGGCGCGCCGCCTGTGGCTACTAACTTCTTTGCGATTCAATTATATATCTAACTCAATTCGGCGGCGCGCTATGTCGTTACAGCTTTGAGGGATTCACATACGCGGGGATGTCCTTCCCTCTCGCTATCTGTTTGTCGATGTAGGCTCGAAAGGCTTCCTCCACGTTCGCGTCGTCAAAAGCGCCGAGCAGTTCCCCGAGGAAGTCGATTTCTTTGTTCTCTTCCACGCTGTTGACGATGTCCTCAATTTCGAGCGTGGCGTTCAGTTGTATTGTATTCATGTCTTCTTATTGTTTTAGGTGTAAAGGGGTGGGTGCTGTCTGCACTCATAACTTATTAGCGTTCACAAAATCGGGAAGTTCCTCCCCGTATATAGGTTTGTGCATCCACCTGTAGCGATCATTTAATTTGAAGTCCTCGGCTATGGCGGCGTGTGCTATTATATCTCGGTAGAACAGGCGAATGGCGGCGTCTATGTTCTTTCTGCGAAAACGACTGAAAACCTCGATGAGAAAGTCCTGTTCTTTCGCGTCTTCCACGCTCTTGAGGACGTCGTCAATTTTCACATCAGTGGTTAGGGAAATTGTTTTCATAACTTTTCAGCGTCTACGAAATCGGGGAGTTTGTTTCGGTTTTGTAATCCGAAGTATTCGCGTAAAGCAGCGTTTACGTTGTGGGCGTCAAACTTCTCGAGAATATCAAGGAGGACGCGCCCTTCTTCGAAGTAGTTCACACAACCGAGAATTTCCGTCACTCGTTCGTTTTCATCTTCGAAGTATTCGCGTAAAGCGGCGTTTACATTCTTGGTGTTAAACCTCTCGAGAAGTTCAAGGAGAACGTCTTCTTCTTCACTGTAGGAAACGTCGTCGAGAAGGTCTACGATATCCACATGTGCGGAAAGTTCGTATGTAGCCATAACGTCTTATTGTTTTTAGGTGTAAATGTGGCGCGCCGCCCGAAGCAACAAGCTCTCATTTCTTACTCTTACCAATCCCAAGAGCGGCGCGCCGTGTGGTTATATTTTAGAAAGCCACTGTAAATAGATTTGTGACGCTATTTGCGCCATCATAACCGGGGGGACAGACATTCCGCAAATGTAGTGAGGTGGTTGCCCGGCAAAGTCGTAATCTTGGGGGAAGGTGGCGACCTTGCAAACCTCGCTTGCTCCGAGATACTTCGGTTTGTCATACAACGCAACACAATCTTCCTTTCCGGTCAAACATGGGCAAATCCCTTCATTGTGTGCGAACCTCGTATTAAAAGCAATCTTCTTTCCGCACATTCTCAAAGAAGCATCTGAAAAAGAAGTGTCGTTCTCTTGACGACGTTCCCAGCGCGCTCTCATTTTGGGCGATGTTATTTCTCTACCGGAGTAATCTACCACGTGCCCAAAAGGAATTAACTCCTCATCGAAATTCAAATCAAGCCGTAAACTCTCATCGAATAATCCGGTGCGCTTTAGAAATGGTGATGCGAGATCTTTTCTCAAACAGACGAAAAAAACACGCTGCCGGCGTTGTGGAACTCCCATTTTTTGAGCATCCAACAACCAATGCCGGCAATAATAACCGGCCGCCCGGAACTCTTCATAGATGCGGTGGACGTATTGTATCGCATCACCAAGAAGAAGACCTTTCACATTCTCTGCAACAACCACTTTGGGCTGTAATCTCTTAGCGAGGTCGATGAAGTCGAAGAAAAGCGTATCCAATACTTGCTGCGCCTGTCCCTCTCGGAAGTGCTTCGCCTTCCCCCATGATTTACCCCGACTTCCGGCAGTCGAAAATGAAGAGCAAGGAGGAGAACCATCCAAGATGTCGAGGTTGTATAGTTCATCGGGATATACTTCTTTATTCTTAAATTCTTGAATCGGCTCAAGAAACGAATACTTTGGAGAATGATTTTCCCGATAGACTTTCATCATTCGGTAATCTATTTCGTTGCAGCCTATAACGTCAAATCCGGCCAACTTGTATCCCATAGTCGAACCTCCACCGCACGCAAAGCAAGAAAAAACCTGCCCCTTATCCTTTGTGAAAGTCGTATCCGAGAAACTCCAGTCGAATTTATATTTGTGTTCGCTCATCTATTTTGTCACGTAGTGTCTATTATTCGTCTTCGGTGTTCGCGTGCTCTCTCATGTAGGCAAAAAAACGCGTCACAGAAGTAGGGAACAAATCGGCAAAACAAGCCTGCTTTCCGATAAAAATGGCCAAGTATACGCCAATAACTCCCACGATTTTTTGCAAGACCTGAAAGAAGAGCGGGGCACCGACGAGATTGAAGAAAATCAAGAAGCCCGAAATCGCCAGGAGAGCGACGAGCAGCCCGGTGAAACCCCAGCGGGCGAAAGTGTCGAGTAGCTGTTTCATTGTAATTCCTCTTTGTAGGTTGGATATAGTTCGATGAGTTTCTTGAAATCTTCGGAGTCTCGGAAACCTGGGATGGCGTCGATTATCTTACAAATTATTCTGCGGACTTCTATTTCACCGGCTAAAACGGCTATTTCATTCGCGACCCCTATGGAATCGCTGAAAGCCACAAAGTATGGATTCCCACGCCTTAAAATGTTGTTCGCCGGCCACATCTTGTCGTCTTCTCGGTTTCGTCTGGTGATTTCGCTCATCTTCTCCCACATTTCAAGCGTGTCCCACATTTTAAGCGTGTCCCGCATGCGGGCTTGGTTTTCCGAGGAGAGTTCTTCGGACTGCGCGTCTTCGCTGTCGTCTTCCTCCACTGCGCCGGGCTCATCGGTCGCGCCGTTCTCTTCGTCCTTGGCGGTCGGGGTGAACTGGAACTCCCAATCTTTATATACAAAAGTCGGCGGTTTAGGAAACACACAGCCGGCGGGGAAACCTTCAAAGCGAGCCTCCGCGGCGGGTTCGTCGTCGACCTCGTCTTGTTCGTCCTTGTCAAGCAGCTCGCGGAAATAAGCGATGATATATTCCAAGCGACGCAAGTAGTAGTGGTAGAAGTGTCCGCCCACGTTATGGCCATTCGCGCTCAACTTCAAAACGATTTCGGCCGCTTGGTCGGCCAAGTCTTCGTATTCGTTCGCCTTAATCTCGTCATCCGTATCGAAGAGGAGAATATCAAGGTCTTCCTGTATCGCTTCGAAGCGGTAACAAGCCTTAGCAAATCGGTTGACTAGTGTTTTATGGTTCATTGTCTGTCGGTTATTGTTGTGCCGGTGTGCGGGGGAGCGCGTCCCCCACACAGCGCGGCGATTAGAGTACTTGGTGAATCAACATCTTTGCGAACTTAAATCCGTATTGCACGCGTCTGATTCTTTCCTCGGCGGCTCTGAATTTCTGCTCTTCGATAAGCACATTCAGAGGATAAGCGACCAGCGCAACGCGGCGGTTGTACATCCTTAGGAGATAGATGCGCAGGTTTACGTTCTTCACATTGCAGAAACCCTTTGCGCCTTCGCTGCATTCGCCCCACTCCCGCTCCACGTTATTCACCTCGGCCTTGATTTCCTCCTCGCTCATCTTTCCGAGTTCGAACGCGATTTGTATGTTCTCTACTGCGATGACGTAGTTTTCGAGGGCTTCCAAAAACTTTGCGACGAGAGCCTTATTTTCTTCGAACGTGTCGTCCGCCATCATTTTGTAGAGACCGAAGAGCGCGTCGTCTGTCGGCCGCTGTGCGATGTGGTAACTTGTTATGAGGTCGACCGGGATCGATTCGCGGTCGAAAGATGAGAATGTGTCGCACGCTTCGTTGTATCTGCTGAGCGTCTTCTGTACGAGTTTCTTAATCATCTTGTCCATCTTCTTTCTTTTTGAATGCTTGTTTTTCCGCGTTTCCCTTTGTTGTGTGGAGAAAAGTGCGGATATTTGCGTTATTCTTTGCCTTGTCATTGCTTTATAATCAAGCGGTTGACTATCGGCGGCGTAACTTACTTACGTTTACAGGTGCAAAGATAGATATTATATCTATTTCAACAAAACGAATATCTAATCAAATTCGATATACGTCCGATTTTTAACACTTAAGAGTATGAGCCTACAGGATAGAATTAGACAATTTATCAGTTGTATTGGGCTGACTGTTAGCGAGTTTGAGGGAAAGGTTGGACTAAGCAATGGATCTGTGTCTAAAATGGGAGACGGCACTCGTCGAAGTACAATAGACAAGATATCCAATTCCTTCCCCGAATTATCTAAGATCTGGCTACTCACGGGCGAAGGGGAAATGCTCAACACCGAAGTTCCCACCGTTGAGAAGCCGAAGCAGGAAAGTGAAGAAAACGAAGGAAAACTCATACCTTTGCTCCCACTATCGGCCGAAGGGGGATCGCTCGACGGATTCGACAACCTCGGCGTATCTCTCCCCGATTGCGAGGTGATCTACTCCCCGATTAAAGATGCCGACATGGCGATAACAGTTTCGGGTAAAAGCATGGAACCCGATTATCCCGAGGGTTGCCGCGTGGTCGTCAAACGAATTAACCACGCCCTCTTTATCGAATGGGGACGCGAATACGTCCTCGACACCGTAAACGGCATCGTACTCAAAACACTCGAACCATCCGACGACCCGAACTTTATACGTTGCACCTCGCTCAACCCCGACCAGCGACGATACGCCCCGTTTGAAATCCCCAAAGAGTCCGTTCGCGGCGTTTATCGCGTTCACCTGATGATGGGACGTAAATAAGAACTCATATTTCTATTGAGCCATGAAACAAATTATATTTTCCATTCTCGCATCTTTGTTCCTTCTCTCTTTTGTAGGCTGTAAGAAAGACAATCGCCCCCCTCTTGTTCGAGTTAATGAACTATTAAGGAAGAAGCATTTGCCCGAAGCACTGTTCATAGACAGTTTGTTCGGATATGCGGATGTCGAGGAATCGATTCGAGGGGGAGAAAAGACATCTTATTGGCGTGACGAGCTTATTATTCTTTCACGTCAACGCGAACTCACCACAAAAGAAAAAGACGAGTTGAGATCTTGGACTTCGGTCTCGTTGTCGATGTTCAAACAAGCAGAGAAGGAATTAAAAGAACACGAGAAGAATGGAGACAAACCGGAGTTTCTCGGCTATCAGTATTCAGAATCGGACTCTATGTCAGCCAAAACAACATATTACTTCATAGATAAGGACTTCGAGGATGTAGAAATAATAAAGAAGTATCTCGTCTTGCCATCCAAATAACAGTTGGCTCTATCGTGCGAAGACGCCACCGGCCGCAAACGACGCAAATAAGAACACATCTATCTATTGAACTATGAAAAGATATATATACGCATTCCTCGTACTCCTTCTTGCATCTTCCATTGTGGCAGGTTGTAGCAAATCAGAAGAGCAGAAGAATTTGGACAAAGCAAACGCCCTTCTCGACCAAAAAGGATTGCCGCACATCGAGAAGCTCGACAGCATCAAAGATTTTGGAGATGTTTACTTTGCCTATATGACGATCTCTGAATATATTTCCAAGGTAGACAGTGTAAACTACTTCAAGAAGAAACAAAAATACACAAAGGAAGAGGCAAGAGTCGTTAGTGATTGGTTTGCCGATATTGATTCGTTGCTCGAAGACCAAAAGCTGCTATATGATAAACACATAGAAATGGGTGAACGCCCTCGGTTTATAGGCTACAAGGCTGTGGTTAAGAAAGACGAGCGTGGTCTTCCCATTGATTGTTATTTTGAGAAGGATTTTTCAGCAGTAAAGATAATCAAGAAATGGAAGGAACAATCAGTTGAATAATAAACTCACAAAATGAACTACGAATTGATAGCACTGGCCGTTACGATACTCGCCGCAATGGGCGCGGGATTTGCATGGCTCAGTCACCAAATGAAAGACGTACGCGACGAACTCAAAGCGGATATTAAAGATGTGCGAGACGAACTCAAAACAGACATCAAACGAGTAGAAGACAAGCTCGACAACAAAGAAAGAGAACTTCGACAAGAATTTAGAAGCGATATTGAAAAGATCACCGCCGAAGTTATAGAACAAAAGTTGGAACTTGAACGCAACTCGATCAGAAGCAAAGAACGCGCGAAGGAAACACGCACCCTGCAAGAACGCTTCGACCACCTCGTCGCCGCTCTTAGACGCGAGATGCCGCGACTCGAAATATAACAGCCATGCGAAATAAAACCTGCAGCAAGGGCAAATTCCTCCCTTACAACGAGAGGTCACCGCGCAAGCGTGCGAAGACGCGAGAAACGGCAAAATTGGTTTGTCCATCGCTATCGTCTGCGAGGTATTAGCCACTCCCCTCCGCGATCGATACATGGCATCACGCGGAATTAAAGCACAACTATAAGAAAGGGGCGGAGCATCATTGCCCCGCCCCTTACCTTTGAACTTGCAACCTTTCGTCAGAGCTTGCATCATTAGCTTGCAACATTTCCGCATAGCTTGCAACATTAGCTTGCAACCTTCGATTGCACGGTTTGCTCACCTCATATATAAGGCGAGCAAAACAGACGACACTTAGACATAGCCCACCGGCTAAGTATTCTCATCCTACATAATTCATCGAAAAGCACGCCGAAAAACAAGAATGTGTGCGTAAAACCGCACAACTATCGCACAATCGCCTGGAAATAAGGGCTGTGTTTATTTTCGCCGAAA